CAAGGAGAAGTGGCATCGAAACGCTTCCTCAGCCCAAGATCCTTTTCGATGGAGGAGACATGAGAATTTGCAAAGTAGAAGGTTGTGAAAGGAAGCATGATAGCTTGGGTTATTGTAGTACTCACTATGCTCAATGGAAAAGGTGGGGATATGTTAAGAAGCACTTTCGCCCGTCGAATAGAAAGCAAGCAGATAAAGGGTGTAAGGTTGATGGATGTAAAAAGGAGCATCATGGTTGGGGTTACTGTAGAAGGCATCATAATCAAATGAAAAAACATGGCAAGATAAAGGGGAATCCTTCTGTCTCGTATAGGGATCCTAATGAGATTATTGTAAAAGGGGGTATTTGTGAAATAGTTCTTAGAGATGTGTGGGGGAATTCTTATGCAAAAGCGATTGTAGACTATGTTGATTATAATCTTGTGAAAGATCATATATGGTGCAAAGATGCTGAGGGTTATTTGTCAACGACAATCAATGGAAAAAGTGTTAGATTTCACAAATTCATCTTTCCCGATGTTTCTTCTGATCATAAGAATAGGAATAGATTGGACAATAGAAGGGAGAATCTGAGATTTTGTACTCCTTCTCAGAATATGATGAACACACCTAGAAGAAGTGACAACACGACTGGTTTCAAAGGAGTGTGCTTTGTGCGAAGAAAACCCCCTCTAAGGAATCCATACGTAGCTACAATAGGAGTTAACGGGAAGAGTGTGTATTTAGGCTACTTTGAAAANGCTGTCGATGCTGCCAAGGTTTACAACAAAGCGGCTATAGATATCTTTGGTGAATTTGCGAGTATTAACCACAATCTCACATTAAGGAGAATTTTATGAATTTACAATTTGAGCTAACTAATCTATGTAACTGTTCGTGCTTGGAATGCCCCCATAGGTTTATGAAAAAGCCTAAAGAGCACATGTCTCCAGAAGTGTTCAATTGTCTTTTGGACAACTACATTGATATTGATCAGTACAATACTGTGATAACTCATCTCAATGGTGAACCTTTACTCCATCCCCAGTTCAAAGAAATAGTGGAAAGTATCGCCAAAGTGTCAGATGCTAAGGTTGACGTTTATTCAAATGGTCTACTTCTAAATACTGATCTTATTGACTTCCTCACCACCCTTGAGAACAAAGTCTGGTTACTCATTTCCTTTCATTTCTACAATCATGATGGGAAACTGAATGACTACAAGAAGACAATAGATCTTCTTGAGAACGTTGTTGGCAGGAAGAAAGAGAATCTAGAGATTGTCCTTGCCACACACGTAACAGACCTTGCGAAACGAGAAGATCTTGAGGAGTGGAAGAGTTACTGGGAAAGGTATGTTGATCTTGATAACAACTCTATCCTCAGGGCTGTTCATGTCAACACTGCTATCAATCCTTGGGCAGGTCTTATTGAGCAAAAGAATACTATCAAGTTCGATGCTTGTCCTTACTCTGATGGTCAACACTTGTTTGTTGGAGTGACAGGCAACGTCTTGGCTTGCTGTATCGATCTTGAGGAAGAGATCACATTTGGTAACATTTTGACAGATAGCAAAGAAGACATGATGAAGTCACGTGGTCGCTTTTACGATGAAGTGAGACAAGGAGTGATCAATAGGGATGTGTGCAAGAGGTGTTTAGCATGAACTTCGATGAAGCATACTACGAAAGAGGTCTTGAAACAGGAGTCTCTTGCTATCAGAACTACAGATGGATTCCTGAACTGACTATCCCAATGGCTATGACACTGATTGACTTCCTTGGCATCAAGCGATTCCAGAGAGTCTTGGACTTTGGTTGTTCTAAAGGTTTCCTTGTCAAGGCATTTCGAATGCTTTACAGAGATGCGTATGGTGTTGATATCAGTGAATATGCTATTAGGAATACTGATCCTTCTGTTAGCGAGTATTGCTATGAGGTGCCTCTTTGGAACAGTGAAATGAAGGAAATGGGCATAGATATCACTATTGCAAAGGATGTATTTGAGCATATCCCTCCTCCTGACCTTACAAATACTTTGTGTTGGATGAAAGGTGTGTCTAAGAAACTCTTTGTTATAGTACCTTTAGGAGTGCATGGAAAAGGGTTCAACGCCAGCAAAAATGACCTTGACAAAACACATGTAATTTGTGAGAATGCGTCATGGTGGATTGACCTATTTGAAGGTAATAAATGGGAAGTAGTAGACTTTCGAACAAGGCTAGAAGGAATAAAGGATAGCTATGAATCAATCCCAAAAGCCCATGGGTTCTTCAAACTCAGATCAGAGAAAGACTGAACTTCGATCTCGATATTGTTCTGAGTGTGAATTCCGAATAGGTTGGACAGTTCATAAGTGTCCTTATTGTGGTACAGTAATACCAATCCTGCCACAAGGCAAACCATTTAAGGTAGATGGGAGGAAAGTATGTTAGACATATTTATCTTNGANTCTGGAACGAAAGGAGCATCGGAAGAGAAGTTGATGGCTTCCTTTGACAGGCCAAAAGACGATGAGAGATTCAAGGACTTCGAGAATCTTAATATCAACTTCCATGTTGTCCAAAGAGTTGATCAGATCAACAAGATAGTGAAAGAAGGTGAATGGTATATGACTCTGTTCGATAACGAGTTCATTGATCCTTCTTTACTGAGAGTCCTCCATGTGTATATGGCTCAGGAACAGTTCAACGTATATGTGATTATGAAACGTACTCAAGACGAAGAGGCTGATAGGGTTGTCACTGAGTCTCCAAGATTGTTCAGGAGTGAACTTGCTTTACAGGATGGTTCATTTCTTCCTGAAAGTGAAGATCTTCACTCAGAACGAATCTTAGATGGCTGGATCTTAGATGATAAGAGTGCATAATGGGACTTCACATTCTATTCAATGAATCGCAGTTGAACAGATGGTTGTTTGCTCTTGCTAGAGTTGATAATATGGTCACTGTTGCTGAAACAAGAGACAACCCACGTAAGAATGCTGTGGATTTTGCAAACCTTCTAAGACGTAATATAACGACTCAGAAGTTTGCGAATAGTTATGCTCCTTACAATGATCAGTACAGAAAATGGAAAGCCACATATGGCAGAGGAAGAGGAACTTCTGATTACTGGCAGTTGTTTGGTGACTTGCTTGCTGCTATCACAGTGACACAAGTGGGAGTTGGAAGAGGCAAGTCAAAAGGCTGGCTAGGTGGTGTTCCCGCAGGAGTAACTGATCAAGGAGGAAAATCTTGGTTTGGTAAAGGAGATAAAGGTGAACCTAAAGTCATTGCACAGTATGGACAATGGGGTGAATATGGAAGAAGAGGGCAGTCACCTAGACCAGTTGTCACTCCAACTACTGATGAGTATAAGAAAGATGGGTTCATTGATCAAGGCGAGAAGTCTTTGAACAATGTAAGTAGGCAGTGGAGGTAACACAATCATGGATGAAGTAACATTGTCACTCGATGAATCAAGAGAAGAGATAGGCAAGATCATAGAGGAAGGAGAAAGTTACCCTTCCTTCTTGAAGATAACGAAGCACATGCCCATGACTCCAAAGCAATTCGTGGAACTGATTGANGAGTTCTATGTTGACGCAAGGAACAATAAGATTTCTAGATTTGAGTCGAAATGGAGTATGTGGTCAAGAAAGATGAACGTTGAAGTCAGGGATAGGATCAACTCTAANGACCCTGAAGCACAGAGGTTGAAGTATGTCATTGTGTANTGGACACTGCGATCAGAACTTCTGGAGTTACACTACAGGAAACCTAAGACTGGGTTTGCTCTGAAGAAACGAAGGGCAAGAGAAGCAAAGAAGATCAAACTGATTATTCTGTCTGACGATCTTGTCAATATTCCAGAACTTGATGAGAACAGTATCACCCAAATGGTCCTTCGAGGTTTCAAGAATGTCTGAGACAGTTCGTGTGATAAATGTGCAGTATGAAGATATACACATCACATTAGACATATCCGCTAAAGGATTACGACATATTTTAGACTTTCTCGACAGATGCGTAGTAGAGTATAGCTTTGAAGAAGAGCCTGAATTTCATGAATCTGCCTCGTTTACGAAAGACTTTGCAAAAAACATGGATAAACTTCTTGAAGAGGTAGACAATAGGCCATAACATGCCATTAGATGCTACAGCAAGAGAAGCAAATGTTATCGATTCCATAAAGAAGTATTTTGTGGACAACATATTCACAACAAAAGGGATTCCTCTAAGCTTTGACGATGCACTGACTCAACCAAAACTTACAGGTAGCCCTTCAGAAGTAGATAAGTGGGTTAACATTCTTCCTGGACCTATCGATTTCAAAACGATGTCTGACTTCATGCTGGAGATATTCTGCTGTGTAAGGAAAGACGATGAAGGATTCAAGCTTGCTCAACTCAGGGACACAGTACAAGAACTCCTGACTGATACTGACGGGACTTATCCTGATGGAATGAAGAGAATCACGTTCTATCAGAGTGTTCCTGGAGGACAGTCAAATTGGGTATCATTAGGTGCTCTGGTTGTGCAAGATATTACAGATTCAGGAAGGATGAAAGCTGGTGACGAAACAAAGTTTAGGGTATTAACTGTTCGACTAAGATTTGCAAGTAAGGCATAAAATGACAGAAAACAATCTGAACGAGAAAAGAACGTCAACGTATGTTTGCACGTTGTGTGGAAAGAAGCTGATAGAGAGAAAGCGAAGTGGAATCTGGCATTTTGCCTTCGGGAGGGATAGTGATCATCCTGAAAGAACCCCTGTGGAAATGAAGATATTTGGTTCGTTGAAAATGAGATGTATCAGGAGAACATGCAGAGACAAACATCCTGATCATTGGAATATATTTGAACATCTGTCCTTTTACAAAGGCTATATCATAAGCAGTTCAATCGACCTGTTCGAAACAATCAGAAATGAAGATCCGACAAACTAAAGTTGTTATACTAAAGGAGGTGAAGTCTAAATGCCAAGAACAGGTCCTTTAACAAAAGATACGACCACTGTAACATTGGGACTAGCCCAGATCAGAGTTGGGGCATCGGCAGCGAATATCACGAATATTCATGTTGCTCTTGCTGCTGCTGCTTCGATTGGTGCTCTTGCTGATACGAAGTTTACTGGTGAGACTGATTTTGCTCGACTTGAATCAGGTTACCCACTGATGGAAGATGCTGCATACCCAATCAGAGAGAAGGCTATGCTCGAAGCTTCTTTCAGGGAAGTAACGCCAGCTAACATGGCTGCTGCCTTTGGTTATGATCCAAATGTTGCACCATATAGCACGATGACTGTTCACTCTGGTGAGATTCCCTTGGGGAATAGGTCTACTCCTGCATTCGTTAGGATGGAGGCTGTATACACGTATCCTGATGGAACAAACACGTTGAACATCATTTTCCCAAGAGCACAAGTAACCTCTAACACAGAACATGACTTTGCTGCTGAAGAAATTGCTGCTGTTCCTCTCACGTTTGAAGCTAAACGTGCTGATGATGGAATTTCAGGAGGAAGTTCTGTTTGGAATAGCAGGCCACTCGGGAGAATTGAATGGCTTGATGCGTAATCAACACCAATCTTGAAAAGGAGTAAAACGATGTCGGATAAAATGAATCAAGCGAATCCTCGGATCACGGATGTTGTTATTGGCATTCGTGTTCTGAGGAGTATCACTATCTATCCTTTGTCCCTAGCTGATCAATTCAGCATGGACGAAATCATAGCAAAAGCAATGCAGGGATTTGTTTCTAGTCAGGATGAAGCTTCTGAGGCAGACGTTATTAAGTTTGTCTTCGAAGTCGTTAGAGACAACATAGCGAAAGTCCTCAGTCTTGTCACTGAAGAGGATGGAGAAGTCCTACTGAAGGAGATCGATGATGTCCAGCTTTCTGAGATAGTTGAGGCTATCTATGTAGCGAACTATGAGACATCCATAAAAAACGTATTAAGCCTCTTCGAGAAAGCAAGGGAACAATTCCAATTGAAGAGGCAGCTTCCATCATCTGTGAACGATATGGAGGGTATCGATTAGAACACTTCTTTCGATTGCCTTACAGACAAGGAGGTATAACAAGAAAGCAGTTGATTTTCCTCTATACTCAGTCTGAGAAGAGGGAAACAGAACGATACAAGATCCAAGCAAAACTCGCTGGCTTTGAGTTAGAAACGCAATCAGGAATTAAGGAACAGAAGCCGGTAGAGGAACTACAGAAAGAATTCAAGTTCGGAGCTCCTGAAGACTATGCACATTTGTCAGATAAGGAAAAGTCTGATCTGACAAAGACGATGATGGGCAGACATAAAGTCTGGAAATCAGGAAAGAAAGTTCTTGCTAAGGGTAAGAGGTAAGAACTGTGTAAGGAGCGAGTATGGCAGACGACCGAACTCTCACCTTAGGAACGATATTCACAGCTAGAGCAGAAGGATTCCTTTCGGCTACGTCACGAATGCGGAGAGCTATCCTTTCTATCAACAATGCAATGGCTGGGACTGCTTCCGAAACTAACAAAGCCAACAAGCAACTTGATAGAGCGAAGACGAAGACNAAGCAAACTGGTGATTCTTTCCAGACNATGGGAAAGCAGATTGCTAAGGCTGGTAATGGNATNGAAAGGCTGAAAGCAGCTTTCAAAGTCACTGCTGCCTATGGTATTGCTGCAAGAGCTATCTTTGGAGTTGTTGAAGCTGCACAAGCAGGGACAAGGGAAATAATTGAGTTTGATCAAGCTATGCAGAATATAGCGGCCATCACAGGTGCTACGACTGAACAGCTTGATTTGATGAAAGATGTAATGCTTGACATTGCAGAAAGGACTAAGTTCTCTACAACTGAGATTGCAGAGGGGATGGTTCTTCTGGGTCAGGCAGGTTTTTCTGCTGGCGAAGCTACGAATGCTATTGGTGCTGCTGCTGATCTTGCTGCTGGAACATTAACAGACCTCACTACTACCACTGATTTACTCACTACAACCATACGTGCATTCAGCCTGAATGCGATTGAAGCTGGAAGAGTTGCAGATGTAATGGCAAATGCTATCAACAAGTCCAAGTTGACTGTTGATAAGATTCGAACCTCTTTCAACTTTGTAGGTGCTGCTGCTGCACAAGTAGGACTGTCACTCGAGGAAACTGCTGCCTCTATGGCTTTGCTTGCTAACAGTGGTTTACGTGCAAGTACAATTGGTACTGGTTTCCGGCAAGTCCTGTCTAGAATGATTGCACCAAACAAGAAACTTCGAGATGCTTTCAAAGAGTTTAGGATTGAAGTAGATACGATCAATCCAAAAGTTCAAGGGTACGAAGCAGCTATGAAGAACCTCACCAGTGTTCTTTTGAAAGCTGATGGGGTGACTGTTGATATGACAAAGGCTTTTGAACTCTTTGGGTTAAGAGGAGCCCAAGCTGTTGCTGTTTTGACAAAGGGTTTTGTAGGGCCTGATTTTCAAGAAATGCTTGATAAGATGTTCGAAGTAGGTGCCGCTGAGGCAATGGCTGGAATACAAGCTGAAGGTCTTGCTTTCAAACTGAAGAACTTACTTGATAGGGCTAAGAATCTTGCAATTGCTTTAGGTGATGCTGGAGTAGCAGGTGCATTGGAGTTAGTTACCGATGCAATGAGGTTTATAGTTTCCACCATAACAGATTTTGTAAACACTACAGTAGGAAGCTTGTTTCTCAAACTAGGTCTTGTCACTACAGCAGTTGTAGGATTTGCTCTTGCAATAAAGTTTGCCACAAGTGTTGTAGTTGGTTTCGGAACTGCTATACTAGCATTTGGTGGACCTATTTCCATTGCAGTAGCGGCCTTAGCTGGACTTGTAGTAGTTGTGAACCATTTCACTTCTGCTACTGAAAGAGCAACCAAAGAAGCTGAGAAGAATGCTGAAGAACTACTGAGGCAAAAGGGGTCACTTGAATCATATAAAGGTGCCCTTCAAAGTGTGATTAGTAGTGTTGACGAAACAAATAAGGTTTCAAAGGAACATATTGCACTGTTAGATAGGATGAAGAAAGCACATCCTGAACTTGCTACAGTGATCAATGATTCTTCGACTTCCTACAAGAACTTTGGAGATATACTTAAGGCAACGAATGCTGAAATAGCAAGAGTAGCAACTGGTAGGATTGCTGAACTTGTAGAGAGTGGGGCACCTCTAGCGAGATCTATAGAAAAGCAAAAAGAGAGACTTGAAGAGGCTAAGAAGACTACAGCGGAAATTGTAGAAAATATGTCAGACTTGAAATTGGCAAATACACAGTTTCCTAGCTGCTATATTCAATGCACAAGAAAAGCTTGCTGCGTTACTGGAACAACAAAGGGAAAAGACACTGCTATTGAAAGGTGCAGTCTTTTCCTGGGCTTTAGCTCTTGACAAAACGAAAGGTCAGACTGACGCTTTAGTTAAATCTATGGTTGGAGCAAATGGGATAACTGAGGAACAACGGGACATTATAATCAAAGAGTTGATCCCTGCTTTTGAAAAACTGAATGAAGCCAGAGGAGATGACAAAGACAAAGCTGTTCAGGATCGAATTGATGAAGACAGAAAGGCTCTTCTAAGATTTGAGACTTTTCTTCTCACACTCCAATCAGATAGAGAGAAACGAATAGAACAGGAACATACGAAAACACTTGCTAAGATTAATAAGTTTAGGGAGGATGAACTTGTAAGGCTTGTAAAGGCAGGATTTGATGAGAAGGTAGCAAAAGCAAAAGTAATTGAAAGAGTAGAGAAACTAACTGATGCTGCCGACAATAGACGTTCTTTGAAACTAGAACAACTGGCTCTTGACAGAGAGCAGCTTGAAAGGAAGATCACAAGGACTGAAGAGGAGATAAACCTTCTGTCAGATGAGAAGATGGCAGTACAAGAGGGTAAGTCTCTGAAGAATATTGAAAACCTGAAACGAGAACACAGGATTAAGATTGCCCAAGATGATGTGGAGTTTGCAGAGGAAGTACATCGAACACTTCTTAATTCCACAGTAGCTTCCCACGAAGATATCTTGAAGGCTGAGGCTGATTTTGTTGCTAAGAGAAAGGCTTTAAGGGTTGCTGAAACTGCTGATGCTATTGGTGATGAAAAAGATAGACAACGACTCTTGAAGCCAAAAGAAGGACTGAAGGACATATCAGAGGAATTGAAAAAAGTTCTTGATGGTACCCAAGATCTAAGTGAAGCTTGGAAGAACATGAATCAGTCTGTTGCTGTCGCTACATCAGAAGGATTTGGAAATGCTATACTCAGCATAATAGATGGGTCGAAGTCAGCTAAAGATGCTTTTGCAGACATGGCAAGATCGATGCTCAAGTGGATGGCTGAATTGATCATTAAACAACAAATCTTGAATTCGTTAAGGAGTTTCTTTCCTGGTTTCTTTGGGGGAGGTGGTGGGGGTGGGCTTCCCGGTCCAGTAAGTGCCTCTCCACCACCCATGGATTTCACAACGCCNAACTTCCATNCGGGGGGAGTTGCAGGAGGNGGTAGGATTTCTCGAACAGGGTTAAGATCGAATGAGATTCCAGCAATCCTTCGAAAAGATGAAACAGTGTTCACTCCAGATCAAATGAGAGTTCTAGGAGAAGTCATTAGTTCAAAAAGGTCCGAAGCCTTGACAGTGATCAACGATTTCAATGGTGCAACTTTCCTTGATCGAAAACAGCTTATGGATACGATAGCAGCGGTTTCAGAGAAAGTAGCTGAGTTGCAGGTTAGTAAAGGGGCGTCAAACGCAGTACTAAGAGACTATGGGAATGATCATCCAATTCGAAACATTTTCAGGAGTAGAGCATAATGGCTGATTTCATATGGAAGCCAGATGACGTGAACCCAGGTACTCCAAGAGACAACATACTTAGAAGTCCTTCGGAGAACTTCAAGCAAACATTCTATGAAGTGGACTCAAATGTGGAACAGTTCTTCACGTTGCTATTTGGGAACATATCAAAGACGCTTGATCAAAGTGCTAACTATAGGGATGCTATATATGCCCACTTCATAGCAAACAAGATGTTCCTTACGAACTTCAATTGGACAAATGTTCCTACATATATATCAGGAGATCATGGATCATCGATAAGTGTGCGTTATTGGGACTATGATGAAGTTCCTATTGCTGATGGAAACATTTGGAATGTTACAGTTGTGTTTAGGAAGGAAGTGTAATGGCGAAAGATCTAGCAGCAGGAATCATAACTGATATAGATAGGCAAGAAAAACGTCCTAGATTATTGGTTACACTACAAGATGCGAACAAATTCCTGACAGTGAGGTATGCTTTGTCTCAGTCTAACATTACGTTTCCTAATGGTGGGACTACATATACAGCGAAGAACATGGAGTTTACTGATATTGTTCAATCTGCTGAAGGACAAGTCCAGGGGGTGACAGTCAGACTCGATGATACGCTAAGAGACATAGCAGCTTTCATTGATTCATTCAAATTTAAGGGGGGTAATATCAAGATCTGGAGAATCTATCTTGATATGACAACAGGACTTGCCCCTGCTTCAGGTACACAGTATAATGAGATATTCGATGGACAGTTAGACACTCCTGGCACAATCAACTACAACTGGGCAACATTTCCAGCAAATATAGGAAAGCCATTAAAGATAAGGGCACTCAATCAATCATTCAGTAGAGAGTGTGATCATGTATTTGGAGATTCTGAATGTAACACAGATGGGAATTCAAATCTTGATTTTGTAAAAGGTAGAGCTACAGGGGGAAGTTCAACAACGTTAGTTGATGCTGTAAACCTTTGGCAGAAAGATGATCATTGGAATAGTGGGCAGATCATTATTATCAAAGGTACAAGCATGTTTGTTGCTTCTGTCACTGATTTTGCAAATGGAACAGTTACGTTTGCAGACATAGGAACGGCAGTAGACACAACATGCATCTACACGATCAGCATTTCAAGTGCTTTAATGCAAATGGGTACTGCTGACAGTGGAACAACTTCAACCTTTGTAGACAATGCTCTGACACAAGTTGATGATTTTTGGAATATAGGAAGAGTTGAGCTGACGAAAGCAGGGGTAACATACAGGAGAAATGTCATAGACTTTGATGCAGGGACTGACACAGTTTCACTAGATGTTCCTTTACCTGTAGCAATTGATAATACGACAACCTATTTCCTCATAAAGGGGTGTGACAAGACATGGAATACTTGTCAAGGAAACAATGCTTGGGGTCCTGAGTCTGATAACAAGGCTAACTTTTTAGGATTCACTCATATTGGTATAAGGGGAAGTGCAAACGTCTTTTCGCAGCCTCCCCCTTCCAATGAGGTGGGTCAACCAACAATTCCACCTGGACTCCCACCTGGACTCCGTAGACCTGTATAGGAGAATCATGATAACGAAAGTTCAATCACCTGAAGATGTGAAAGACCTCTACTTTTTGAATGATGATATGGAAGATCATTTCAATTGCACTAGAGATGAATGGATACAGTATATCACAGAGAAGGCTTCATCTGATGAATACGGAATTTGGATAAGTAAGAACAAGCAAGGTGAAGTGGATTCTTACTTGATTTTGATTAACAACGTAAACCCTCCTTTGCAAGATTCTGTTGTGATTATCTACTTATGGTCAGTAAACCACAATGCTCTTTTGCAAATAGCAGAACTTGGAGAGATTTGGGCTAAAACTAAAGGAGCAAAAGGCTGTACAGCAAAGGTATCAGACGATTTTAACAAAGATATCTTAGAAGTTTTTGGATTTGAAGTAGTGGCTTTACTTGTGGAGAAACGATTCGATGAGTAATATACCAGAATGGCTACAAGAACATGTTGGGAAAACAGCAGGAACTATACTGCAAATACAGGGAACTATCTTTTCCCTTGTAGGCCTTCCCCAAATTGGGATTCCTCTGATAATAGCAGGATCTCTTGCAGCTACCCCTGAAATTCCTTCCCCTACATATTCTAATGATACCCCTGCTCCTACTGTCGAAGAAGGACTTCCCATTCCTAGATACTATGGTAGGGGTATTGTAGCTGGGAACATAGTTAGAAACAATGAGTCTGATGAGGGTGATATTAGGCTTATTCAGGCTCATTGTAAAGGTCCAATTGATGACATCTTATCATACAGAGTGAATGGAGTTCAATGGGATGATTTAGAAAGTACTCATTATAAAGCGTTTCAAGTAGGTAACTTCACTCAAACTGGTATAGTTGTAAACTCTGCTGCCCTGTTCAATCTCAATGAATCAGGATACAGGGGGGTTGCTCACTCAGGTTTTATCTTCACCAAAGACAATCAGATAACGGGGTTGCCATCAATCGTTCCTGAAGGGAGATGGCTTCTTTGCTCTCCTATTGCTGTCAGTCTTGTTAACAGCACTTACAGATGGGTTGAATC